GGGCTATTTGGTTGCTCCTTATCCATATTTCTAACTGCTTAACCGCTGGGCTCATACTTGCGAAACCCTGGCCGTACGGCTCTACCGGTAGCTCCTCCTCTGCAAGCTCTGCTATTAAGCTGCTACTGTTCCATCTATCGTAAGCGATCGCCTTAATATTAAACATCTCCGCAGCTTCGTAAATAGCCTCGCTAATATATTTATAGTCGGTTACGTTGCCCGGTGTTACCGTGAGCTCGCCTTTACCTATAAATTTATTGTAGTCCGCTCCCGTTTTACCCTGGCGCCTTTCTACTGCCGCCTCAGTTACCCAGCTATAGACCACCGTCTTAAAAGGTTCGCCTTCATAGATAGGCGGAAAGATTAAAACAAAAGCCGTTAAATCTTCAGTACTCGCCAAATCGAGCCCCGCGTAGCAGTCCCTACCTTGCAGGTCCGCAAGCTCGTAGCTTTCCGCGCAGCTCATAAAGTCCTCGTCGCTAACCCAGCGCACCTCACTAGTGGTCCATTGGTTTAGGTGTAACCTTCTAAAGGTGTTCTCGTAAGTTACCAGCGCTTTAGCCTTTTGAGCTTGCGCCTTTATATAATCGTCCTTAATCGTTACACCGTAACCGGGGTTAGCCTTGCGCCAGGTTGCAGGGTCTAGTATATCGTCATCCTCCCCAGCTTCGTAGATATGCGGGTAAAAGGTAGGGTCCTCTATAATACCGTCCCTTACTTTTTTAGCGTAGTCGTAAACCTCGTAGCATATACTTTCCTTATTACTTCCAGCTGTGGAAATACTAAAAAAGAGCGGCTGTCTTCTCGCTCCGCTCGCTGTCTTCATTACGTCGTAAAGCTCTCGGTTAGGCTGGCTGTGCAGCTCGTCGAATAAAACCGCGTGCGCGTTATAACCGTGGGCCGTGTCAGCGTCAGCGCTTCGCGCTTGTATAAAGCTGCCGTCCTTAGCTACGATACTGTTACGGTAGACCTTTACCTTATCCATAAGTAGCGGAGACTGTAGGACCATTTGTTTCTGAATCTCGTGAATCATTCCAGCCTGGCCGCGATCAGCTGCACAAACTATAATCTCTGCGCCGGGTTCGTTATCGCTTACCAATAAGTAAAGCCCTAGAGCTGCTAAGAAGTTGGTCTTACCATTCTTACGCGGCCAAAAGAGGAAGGCCTCGCGCGTAATGCGTAGGCCGTCCTCGTTAACGTTACCGAATATATCGCTTATAACTTCCTTTTGAAAGGGCTCTAGCTTAAAGGGCTGCTTAGCTAGCTCTCCTTTTACGTGGGTTGTAATTCGCTCTATAAACTTTATAACGCGCTCTGCTTTTTGCTGGTCGTACATTGGTTACATTTCTATAATGTCGTCTATATCTAGGGTGCGGCCTTCCGGGCGCTCTAGCTTGGACCTACTCGCGGGCGTTAGCCCGAATTCTATTAGCATCATTCTAATACGCCGCCACGCGTCCGAGCTTTGAGCTGCGGCCGGGTGCGGCTTTAGAACCTTAGCCCCATTACTTGCGAAGGTTTCATATATACGGCCTTCTTTCATAAGCTTAAGCTCGGCGCTGTACCATTCCTGGTAAGCCATAGCTAAGAGCTCTAGGCTGGTGTCGTCTACCGTACTTAAGAGCCCCATACTATGCAGGTGCCCTACGCTACGCTCGTACATCATTTTTCCCTTTGCCTTTAAAAAGCTGGGGGCAGTATTTGTAGGTTTAGCCTTTGTTACCGTTACCGGGTTCTCCGGTGCTCGGTCTTTTCTAGCCGTTCCTCTTTTCTTTTTAAGCTCCTGCGGTGCAGGTCTTCTACCTTTTGGCATTTGTTAAATTTTTAACACTTTGTTCTATTCCTAACTTCCGGACCAATTTTGACACTATAAAAATGAGGCTTCACGCGTCGATGTACAGCCGTTTAGCTGTTACATTTAGATACCCCCTGGGTATACTATTGCCCGCGCTCGCTTCGGCTCTTCTTATTGTGGCAGCTCGTGCACATAGGTTGTAGGTTCTCGTGGCTCCACTTGCTGCCTCCTAATCTTATCGGCGTAATGTGATCTACTACAGTAGCCACCGCGCTACATTCTCTGCATAGTGGCTCGCCTGCTAACACATAAGCCCGAAGCTTACGCCAGTCTCTACTATTATAGAAGTCGGCGTCCTCTCCTTTGTTACCTGCAAAGGTCTTGCGCTTAGCCATCCACGGCTTAGGCGTTCCTTTCTTAGGTATATACGGCATTTATTTATCTCCGTCTATTAGCAGCCTATCTACTAGCTCCGGTGCATAGTGGCGCACGCTGCGTAAGTTCTTACGTTCTTGTACCTTGGCAGCTTGTACCTCTAGCTTTGTGCTGTCGGTACCTAGCTGCTGGAATAGCTGGGCGTTACGCTCTAGTACTTCGTCTACTTCTTTTACTCTCATAACTTTATTTTATTTAAAAAGCTCCCTTCGTCTAGGTCTAGGTAGCTTATAGTCTTCGTTACTATCTCTTTATTATTAAAGTCGGTCTGCCTAGGTAGTTCTTTCTTAAACCAGCTTAGGTCTATATGGGTTAAGTCCCAGGCCCAAACCCCTAAAGGCGTAGAGCAAACGTATATAGGTCTATAGCCTCGGTCTGCTGCTCTATTGAGTAGAGCGCTATACTTCGGCCACTCTATAAGCATTTCGTTATAGTGGGCTCGCCTGCATTTAAACTCTACTACTACCTGCGCGTCGTGGCAGATAGCATCGAATACGCTATAGCTATCTATAGCTATCTTTAAGTTAGGCAGGTAAGCCTCCTTAAACTTATAGAAAAGGTCGCCTTCAGTCATCGGTGTATTGGTTCATAAAGCTAACAGCTGTATAGAGGCCTTCGTCTTTGGCTTCTATTCTTATCTCGTTAGCTAGGGTATATTCCCTAGAGTCCCATAACCTGCTAAACTCCTCGAAGCTATCTAAACTAATCCCTTTAAGTCTTTTTCGAGCTGTGAGGCGCGTAGCTTCTCTATATAAGTATTCGTTATTTTTAAGCATCCTTTTAAGTATTTACTGTTATTAGCTTCGTGTAGTGTCGGTATAGCGGTTAAGTCTCTTACTGGTAGCCTGCTGCCTACTGGCATTCCTACTACTACCTCTATTATTTTATTTCGCCTTGTAGTACTCATATACTGTTCGGCGTCCTTCTCTCTTAGCTAGTAGTACCTCTCTCTTATTTAGTGTAGGGTCGGTGCTGTAGCTTACGTGTACCCAGTCGGGGTTATTCTCATCTCCAAACTCCCAAATAAGCTGCTTAAAGTCTCTAGTAGTTCTTATGTAGTTAAAGAGCTGGGCGTTGGTCTTTCCGTTAAATACGTCGCAGTCTAGATCTAAAGCGGCTGTCTTGTCGTCGCTTATACAATGGTCGCTCGTTAAACTACCTCCTATAAGCTTATTTAGTTCCTCTCCTCGGTAGCCGCTAGTAACTGCTAAAGGTCCTCCTATATATTGGCGGCAGGGCTCGAATATATTTACTGCGAGCTCCTTTAGTACTTCTAGCTGTGCTATGGTTGGGGTATTATCTATACCGTTCTTAATAGCGGTAGCGCTCTTAGTCGCTTCCTTTAGTGTTAAGTGTTTGCTTAGATTCATTTTATAAAGTTGGTTTCTTCTATGTAGTTAACTATAAAGTGGCGGCTAGTTAGGTCGCCTTGCTTCTTCTTGTAGTCTTTATACTTAGCTCTTATACGCTCGGCGTCCTTTTCATCTTTGGCGTAAGCCCAGGTATTTTTAGCTATTTCTATGTACATTTTTTAAAAGGGCGGTTCTTCCGTGCTATAGTTATCCTCTAAAGCTAAGGAAATTTTAGGCGATTTTTCTTGCGTAAAGGTAATTATTTTAGCGGCTTCCATTAAACTAACTGCTTTACTTGCTTCGCCTTTTTTACAGCGCTCCACATCTCGCACGTATTCTATAGCTGTGTTTCTCGTTTTTCCTACGATAGTCTTAGCTATTCTTTCTAGGTCCGTAGGGCTAAACTCTTTACCCGTTGGGCCTTCCATCTCTTTTACGCTTATATCTACGTCTCTACCTTGTACGCTTAGCTCTAAGTCCGGAAAGCTTGCGTTTCTAGTATACAGCCCTTCTATGTAAGTAGTAAAGCCGTCCTCGCTTCTGCTTACACCGTAGACGGTTTCGCTCTTCTGCGTGAGGTAGCTTCCTAAATGCCCCTTAGCGCTCTTATCGTGTTTATTTTCGTGTAGTACTGTAGTTAGGTGTATATTAAGGTCTGCGCTTATCTTCATAAGGCGGCTAACTAAAGCTATGCTTTCCGCTTCTTCGTTTACCCCGTTAGCTACATCTACAATACCGTCAATAATAACTAGGCTTACTCCCTCTATTCTCTTAAGTACGTACTCTATAATAGCTAGCCGGTCGGCGTTAGTATCTGCTCTACGTAGTGCGAAGTACTTTAAGTACTCCTGGCCTTTCTCGGTAGGTATACCGGCTAGGTGTAGTATTCTTTGGTTAACCTTCTGCGCGTGGTAGTCGCTCATCTCAGTATCGAAGTATAAAACAGTTCCCTTTACTATACCGGCCTTAAGTATATTCTCGTTAAAGCCTTGGCGTATTGCTGCGGCTGCAAGTGCACTTACAAAGTAACTTTTTCTACTCTTGGCCTTCCCTTGTATTAAGCTTATATTTCCTGCGGTGCCTAGTGTAAAAGTCTCTAGGCCTAGGCGTAGCTCTAATACGCTAGGGGGGTTACTTATTTGCTCCGTAGGATCGAGTAGGTATTTGTTTAGTAGGTCGTCCTCGGTAGGCTCTTCGCTCTCTTTAGGTTCGCTTAGTGCCTCCTCGTACTGCTGGACCTCGTTTAGTTTCTTTGGCTCTTGGTAGCCGTAGCCCTCAGCTTTTAAAGCTCTACCTGCTGCCTTAAAGTCGTTACTATGCTCTAGAGCTGCATATAGTGCGAAGGGGTTATAAAGCACCTCAGCCTCTAGCTCGGTGCTCGTACTCCATACCCACAGCTTACCGCTGTCCTTAAATATCTTACCGCTGTCTCTAGCGTCAGTTGTTCCCGGTCTCTTTACGTAGACGTACTTACTATCCTCTCTTACTATGGTCCAGCCTCGGCTTTGTAATATAGTAAGGCAGTCTACCTTACTGTTATAATCTGCCCAGGGTGTAAGCTCTTCGCTGTCGTTAAAGCTTTGTTTAGGTGCTGTATAGGTTACCTCTACTTTAGGCGTCTCGTCTAGCTCTCTAGCGCAGCCTAGCACTATATCGCGCTCCTCTGCTGTGATCCATTGAATAGCGCTAGCTTTAGTCTCTAGCTTATAGCCGGGAGTAGGCCAGGCTGCTACTTGGCCTCCTACGCCCCTAGTCTCGAAGGTTACCTCTTTAGCTAGGTTCTTCGCTAGCTTTTGGTTTCCTTCTATTACCTCGCATCTATATAGGAAGTGAAACCCTCCGCTAGGGGTTTGCTGTATTACCATTTTAGCTAAGATACCGGGGCCGTTAGCCTCTAGTAGTTCTATGTACTCTTCGAACTCGTTACCGGTAAAGTGCTTAGCGTCTATATCTAATACCTCTAGACCGTTGTAACCACATACTAGGCCTAAGCTGTCCGTAGTAAATAGGTTTAGGTCTTCTATAGGGTTTTCTTTATACTTAGTCCAGTCCTTAAGTAGGGGGCGCTTCTGCCCACTTACCAAAGGTATAGGGCTGTACCCGTGCTCTAAGTATTTGCTGGCTGCTTGTTGTGTTGTTGTCATTATTAGCGTAGTAGTTGCTTCCAGTTATTCTTATACTGTGTATACTTGTTTTTATCGTTTGCTAGGTTGAGGTTTATACTGTTACCCTCTATCGCATCGAAAGGAATAATAAAAAAGGTATCTATATACCAAATGTAAAGAGCAAAGTAGTCTACCTCTTCAGCTGTGTACTTCTTAAAAATACTGTTATTGCCGCTTACCTTTCGCTGTAGCATAGAAGTAAAGGCTTTGCTGCATCTCTTATCCCTTGAGGCATACTTTACCTGGATCCGGTAGAACCTTTTACCGTTATCTATAACGCAGTCGTAAGGGTAGCCCTCTACAGCTGGCGCTAGTACTCTTAAGTCTAAGCTTATAGCGTAACTTATAAAGCGGTATTCTGCTAGAGCTCCTTTGTTACGGGTGTTCATCCGATAGCTCTATAGTTATTTGCGCTTCATCTCTTGGTACTTGTTCCGACCATACCAAAAGCAGGTGTCGAAAGTATTTAGGGCTGTCGTCCTTAATCCAGCCCAAGGTCTTAAGAGCGTCGCTAGTGAATTTAACAGCAATAATACTGTTATCCAAATCGTAGCGGTAGCGAACATACGCAGTAACTCTAAAGCTATTATAAGCAGCTCCTTTATTGTGGCCCAGTTGGCCTTTAATCGCTTCGAGTGCTGCGTCTTTAGCTTTCTTTCTTTTTGTCCAATGTGAGCCGGCATAAAAACTATTTAAGCTAGGTACCTTTCCTAGCGTTAGTACTATTTCTTTATTCTTCCTCATCGCTGCATCTACAGTCGTAGTAATCGGGGTCCGTTGATTCTCCGCACTTCTCGCAGGTTGTATCTACGTAGTACTGGTAGTCTTCTAGTTCTCTGCTTAAGTAATCCATAGCTATTTATCCTTTTGCCACTTATATACTAGGTAGCCATTCCACGCTATTAGTATAAGTGCTATTACTATATTTTCAATCATTCTCTAAACCGTTATCGTTAAGGTCTCGGTTCATTAAGTTAAGTAACTGGTCTTTCATTTCTCTTTCGGGTTAAAGGTTTGCGCCTACTTTTATATGTGTGCGCCTATAATTGTAAGGATTTACCCTTACTTTGTGTACTATATCGTCAGGTTTTACCCTTACTTTGCGATTCGCGAATTAAGAAGCGTTACCCTAGTCCTTACCCGCTCTATACTCGTCTATTTCCTGGCGAAGCATTGCCAGCTCTTCTAAGTCCATACCCATAACGAGCTCTATATTACTTTGGATCCTAGTAAGTAAGTCCGGGTCTTCTTTGTCTAAGCTGTTTAGAGGGTTTCTAAGCGTGCGCTCTAAAAGTACCTCTAGCTTATTCATCATATACTTAAGCTGTAGCTTATATAGGCTAGTCCCTCTTAAGTTATCCATCTGCTCTAGCGTTGCCTGCATTAAAGCTACAAGCTTTACGCCTTCTTTAAATTTGTTTAGTCTATCCACGTCTTAAAATTTTAGCCACCTTCTGCGGCGTTCGTACTTTCTTATAAGGCTTCCTAGGTTTTCTAGGTGCTTCGTTACTGCTGGGGTGTACTCGGTAGCGCTTGCTGCTATTACCGTGTTAATGATCTCCCAGCGGGTAGAAGCAAGGTATTTATTTACATACCTTAAATGCCTCTTTTTTCTTAGGTAATTCTTAACGTTATTTTTCACAATTAAACTCTTTTAATTTTACGCTTTTTCGGCTTACGCTTTCCTGGTCGGAGCGTCGCCTCTAAAAGCTTATAGTCTTTAGCTGGTTTTTTTGTCCTGCTTTCTATAAGCTTCGCTAGTTGTTCTTCTTCCATAAATAAGATAAAGAAGGGGGCCGGGTTAACAACAACAAAAACTACTACTAGCCGTAAAGGCCATAGAATACCGGCCCCCTATTTTTTAAAGCTCTCCTCGTATTACATACGAGCTTAAAGGCTTCCCCTCTATAAAGTAGTCCCGGTACACTTCGATAGCTTTAGCTACCTTAGCTTTACCGCTCTTTATAAATTCCGGGGTAGTAGTAAATATACCTACGTCGTAGGTGCTCTTACTTACTACTAGAAAGGTAAACTCTTCTAGACCGAAGAGGTGCGTATAGATTGCCGCCTGGGCATCGTAACCAAAACTATAAGCGTCGTACTTAAACTTACTTAAATCGTTACCCGTAGTTTTTAAATCTACGATACGCGTACCTTTGTGTAATATATCGGCCTTAGCTCTAAAGGGTAAGCCCATTATCTCGCCCGCTACCGGTACCTCAGTAGCTGCGCCGTAAATCATTTCCCAAGCTTCGGGGCAGTCCTTTACCGCTCTAGCTACTTTCTTAGCCGTTGCGATCTCTACCGCTGTAAAGGTATTGTCGCTGCCAAACTCTACAGCCGCTTCCTTATAAGCTTTTGAGGTTCTCGTCTTAACCTCTATTACGTTAAGGCTATCCTCTTTATGTGGCTCCAGTAAAAGCAAGTGTATAAGCTTACCCTCTCTTAAAGCCTTAGTCTCTACCTGCTCTTCGCTTAGGCTCGCTTGGTAGACCTTGGGGCTTTGCAGTAGCTTCTTTAAGCTGGAGCTGCTTAGCGCTGCCTTACCTAGATAGCCGTAGTAAAAGTCGTCCTTAAGCATCTGCTCCAGGAGCTCGTTATAGTCCCAGCTTTGCCCGTCTAAGAGCTTTATCGTACGTGCCATCGCTTTCTATTTTATCTATTCTACTTTCGTACTGCTGTTCTATAAACTGTACGTTGGTTAAGTCCGTAATCTCTTTAAGCAGCTCGTCGCGCTTACTGTCCGAGAGCTCGCGCCAATTGTGGCGCAAGTGCTCTGCGAACGTGTAAGCTAACCTAACGCGGTCTGCGGTATAGTTAGTTAAATACATAACTAGAACGGTAGACCGTCGTCTTCAAATACTGGCGGAGCCGGTACGTTTTGCGGTGCTGGCGTTGGGGCAGGTGCCGGAGCTGGGGCTTCGTTAAAAGCTGTCTGCTGTACCTGCGGCGCTTCGCTTCCCTTAAGCCACGTACTAAAGTACTCTGCTAAGTGTACGATCTGCTCCTTAGTAGCTTTAGAGCCATTAAGATAAGTACACGCTGCCGCTAGTGCGTTCTGCTTAGTGTAGTCCTTCTTAGCGCCTCCGCTGTAGCTTGCGCTACCTCCGCCAGTACTGTTAGAATATCCTGCACCCGATCCAGGTCTATTAAGCTTTAAGCGTCCTTCTTTAGGTACCTCGTACTCTACCTCTTCGCCTACCGCAAAGCGGAGCTGTGGGCTTTTACCAAATACTAAGCCGGTAGCTCCGTCGCTTAGTGTTACCTCAAACTTATAGAGGTCATTCCATTGGCCCGTAGGCTGGGCTGCCGTTACTGTTGCTTTTTGCATTCTATATATATTTAGTTAAACAGTTCTATAATAAAGTTTCGCAGTAATTATCTTCTAAAGCTTTACTCCATTGATTAGCTACAGCTTTAGCTATACCTGGAAAAGTCTTACTGCGTAGCGTTCTTCTTTCCTCGGGTGTTTTAGCTTTTGTAAGGGCATCCGTATACCATTTACTAAAGCGCTTCTTTTTACCTTTCTTACTCGTAAACTCCCAAAAGCTACCCTTATCTACTATATTAGTGTGTTCTAATTTAGGTAAATTCTTTAACCATAAGCAAGTAGTCTTTTGCGCTTCGTCTCCAAATTGCCAGGGCTGTATAATTTGCTCCGGCTTTCTAATCTTAGAGCTAATAACGCTTACAGGATTCTCTAAAGCTATGTGCTTTATAGGCGCTTGCATTAGTACGCGCACAAAGTCCAAGGCTTCTGCCTGGGCCTTGTAGCGCTCCTCGTTTCTAGATCCGTCTTTATTGTATAGCCATCGGTTACCGCTTACAGCTAAATAAGTGCAAGGCGGGTGCGCTACCATTAAATCGTATTTACCGCTGTAAGCTTCTGCTATGGCGTCCCCTTGAATATGCCACTCCGGGCAACCGCCAGAAGCAGGCAGTAGGTCGCAGCTGTAAGCTTCATATCCTAACGCTCTAAACTCTTTTGTAATCGCTTGGGATTCCTCGCAAGCTATAAGTATTTTCTTAGCCATTTGTGTAGTGTTAAAGAAACCCCCGCCCTAGCATCCGTAAAACCAAACCAAAAGAACCTAAGCGCTAAAGGCGGGGGGTATTGAGTGTAAGCGCCCCCTTTCGGGGGCTGTGGTTTTTAGTCTCTATTTTCTTGGGCCCATCTTAAGCATAAGGTTTGGTAGCCTCTGCTTCTTGCACCTCTTAAGGTATCTTTAAAAAGATACTCTACTTCTCCGTTTACTACAAGCTCGTACTCGTAAGTATTTTTTGCTTTAGTGTCAAAACCTGCTGGCCAGTTACCTTTAGCGTAGCGGTTCACTTGTACCTTTACTGGGTTGCCGCTTGTCATTTGATCGGTGTAAATTGCTGTTTTCATAGTAGTAGTATTAAATTGTTTTGTTGTTTGTTGAGACAAATATAAGGGCTTTCTTTTCATATATCCTAATGGTATAGTAAAAAAAGTTACATTTATTTGCGCTCACGCGCTCCAGCCCCTATAAACACTAGGGCTTACGCACTAAACTTTTTTTAATGCTCCGGCCTTACGGCCTCCGCACCCACCTAAAAAGCTTTAACGGTTAAATTGAGTATTTAAACCTATTGCACAATAAAACCCTTTGTTGCTTTTTACCAATACTAGTATTAGTATTAGTATTAGCTATTACTAGTTAGTAGTTAGTGTTAGTACCTCCTTATACCTAAAGGTAACGGAGTTACTACCACTAACCTAACTTAAGTTAGTTATCTAGCTAAAGAAAAAAAGAAAGTTAGAAAGAAAAAAATAAAGGGGTAAAGGTTAAGGGCGAAATAAAGCGCGGCTAACAGCCAGCGCGAATATAAGCCCCCCAATAACTAAAGCTGGCTTAAACCACCACGGCACCCTAGTTACTGTCCTGGTCTTCGTAGGCAGCTCTACC